CAGGTCACTAGCGGGCGGATTACTGTTACTACCGTCAAAGGCAATGTGGAAGTGTTGTGCTACACCTGGCACTTCCATGTTAGTACCAATGGCCAATGTGCCTCTATTGGTGCTTAGTATCAGTCCGTCACTGTTAGTGATAGTGTCTTCGCTAAATGTAAAGTCTCCAGTATTGGCATTGCCGCCGATATCACTAGTAGCATCACTATCTTCTGGATCTTCTTCTTCGTTTTCTTCACCAGGATTAATAACTTTAGTAGCAACGAACTTTCCGTTAACGTTGGTAAGTTTAATGTTGTCCAAGTAGATGCTACCGCCTGCGGTATAAACGTGACGCCATTGATTAGTTGGACTACCTAGATCATAGGTATTATCTGCGGCTGGAATAACGCTTGTACTGGGATCATAAATGCTGGCAAGTCCGGTCCAGGTAGACGAACCATCACCAATTTTTAAAATATTGTTGGTAATATCGTAACCAGGCTCTCCTGATGCTAGGACTGGATCTTCTGACGCCCAGTTAGCCGCTGTGTCTCTTCTTAATTTAATCTGCGTTGCCATTGTTAATCCTCTTAATATGTGGTTGCGGCATCACCGCCGTCGATTGTAATTGTCAAATTCAACTTATTATCTGCGTCTTCGTATGTGGCTGTTATTCCGCTATGAGTGCCGTTGGTAAACATCAGTGCCGCATAATCTTGGGCTAATTCCTGCAATTCGGCCGCAGAACCCTGCCCTGCAAGCACGTATAATTCGTCAAAATTTTGATTGGTTTTGTTGAAGGCATCGCGCACTGTGTCGCCGTCTTTGGCGTTTAGTGCAGTACCTATGTTGATTGTTTGTTTGGCCATGTTTTTATTCCAATAAGCTCGCTTGTAGTATTTATTGTATCGATAAATATATTACTATGCCAAGATTAAGCCTTTACAAACCCGAGAAATCGCAGGATTACAAGTTCTTTGACCGCACTGTCTACGAGATGTTTCAAGTGGGCGGAGTGGATGTGTTCGTACACAAGTACACAGGCACAGACGACGGTGCTGTGGTCAAAGACCATACACAGATTCAAGATTTGTTATTCCTAGAAAACCGGGACAGACGTTACAGCGACGATATCTACACCCTACGGGGTCATTATCAAGTGGCGGACATTGACTTTAACTTGAGTCAATTCGGCTTGTTCCTCAGCAATGATACGATTTTCATGACAATTCACATCAATAATAGTGTGGATTTGCTGGGTCGTAAAATTATGGCGGGAGATGTGATTGAATTGCCCAACTTGAAAGACGAGCATGCCATGAATGATTATGCCACTGCTCTAAAACGCTTTTACGTAGTTGAGGAAGTTAACCGTGCCGCAGAAGGATTTTCAGCAACTTGGTATCCACACTTGTATCGTGTGAAATTAAAGAGCATAGTGGACAGCCAAGAATACAAAGACCTGCTGGATCGTCCCACAGAATTAGACAATTATGCCGGTGAGTGGAGTGCTAACATGAACTACTATCCTGGACAGGTTGTGAAATACAGGGGCACACTGTACGAAGTCACACAAGAAATTGTGGGCAACATTCCAGGATTAACTGACACCACAGTTGAACCCACAGTAACAGATGCATGGCAAGATTATTTCACAGTCAGCACCACAGATACTCTTAGAGATTTGATGAGTACCTACGAAAAAGAACTGGCCATTAATAATGCAGTCATAGCCGAAGCCGAAGCAGACGCTAAAAAGAGCGGATATGATACCAGTCATTACTACACTGTCAAGGTCGATGAAAATACCGGCACAGTTGACCTAACATTGGTCACATCCGATATGAATGTGTCTGTGGATACTAACATTACTGGCAGTGAGTTGCCGTTAAAAGAAGGCTATACAGGATATTTGATGGGAGATGGTATTGCTCCCAACGGTCCTATAGTGGACACCACAGACATTACCATACCAGAAGGACAGGTCAATGCACAATTTGGATTTGGTATACAATTCCCCAACGGTGCTACCAAGGGAGATGTATTCCTTAGAACAGATTTTATGCCCAATCGAATGTTTAGATTTGATGGTCGTAGATGGATCAAGCAAGAAGACAATGTGCGTATGACCATGAGCAACAGCGATGACACACGTCAAACTCAGCGTACTGGATTTGTCAACAACACAGAAAAATCAGGTATTAATCAACTGGCCAACGATGTTATCTACATTGACTTGCTGGGCGATCCTATCTGGGAAAGCGGCAGTATCACACAAGATTTACAAATTACCACTGCATCGGTGTTTATTCTAACCAATGTGCCTTATAATAAAAACTATCTTGTTGAAGTATGGATCGACGAAAACAGTAAGGCTACAAAAATTACAACGTCAGATGTCAGTGGCTCTCTAGCAGTCACAATTGGACATCCCATACAAGACAACAGTGTAATTAGATACAGTGTCTATGACAAAGTAGTAGCACAAAGACAGAGCTTGAGTAAAGCTCTTAGACCACAGGCGGACAACTAATGCAATGGTTTTATGACGGCCAAATAAGGCGATATATCGGACAGGTAATCCGTATGTTAAGCGGATTCAAATACCAAGCCGGTGACGGCAAACAAACTACAGTTCCTGTAATCTACGGAGACATGACCCGTCAAGTTGGTCAAATTATCAAAGACAACAGTGAAAACAAATTGTCCAGTGCGCCACGCATTGCAGTCTATATCACAGGCTTGGCCATGGATAAAACACGATTAGGCGACAGTACCTATGTCAGTAAAGTACATATTCGCGAAAGAGAATACAACGATGTCACTGGAGAGTACACAGCCAAGCAGGGTAACAACTATACAGTTGAACGATTAATGCCTACTCCATATAAACTTACTATTAAAGCAGATATATGGACCACAAACACAGACATGAAACTGCAAATCATGGAGCAGATCCTAATGTTGTTTAACCCCAGTTTGGAAATTCAGACCACAGATAACTTTTTAGACTGGACCAGTTTGAGTGTTGTGGAGTTAACAGACATCACATTCAGTTCACGCAGTATTCCCGTGGGTGCGGAAACGGAAATAGATGTGGGATCCTTGTCATTTGAAACACCTATCTGGATCAGTGCGCCCACTAAGGTTAAGAAATTGGGCGTGGTAACAGATGTGTTGATGAATATTTTTGATGCCAGCGGTAATTTAACTCCAGATTTTGTGTCTAACAAGCCTGCGGCTGTGGAATTTAACAACGTTTCAGGCTATGGATTGTTGGTGTACAACAACAAGTTGAGTCTGTTGAAAGGACAAGAACCCATCGTCGAAGACGATGCCGCAGATTCTGTGTTTACCAAAATAGGTGCCGACATCAGTTGGGATTTTATATTTGAACAATATCCAGGCAAGTTCCGTACAGGTGTTAGTCAAGTGTTTTTAATACAAGACAGCGGAAATCAAATAGTTGGCACACTCAGTGAAGATCAGGACAACAGCACAATACTGCACGTGAACTGGGATCAAGACACATTCCCCACAAACACCCTGATTGCCAATGCTAATAATTCTGTACTAAGAGGCACAGTAGATGCCATTGTGGATCCTACTAGATTTAATCCTCGTCCAAGATTGACTGGCGGAACGTTAGACTGGCCAGATGTTACCAATGGTCCTATAAGATATATTATTTTAGAAGGTATCGGCGACGAAATCAACGAAGACGGGCCAGACGGATGGAAGAATCGCGATGGCACAGACTTCATTGCATCAGCAAACAGTATTATAGAGTGGGCTGGTAACCGCTGGGAAGTTGTGTTAGATCCCACAGATCCTGATTTAGTAGACACTCCCGTTTATAGTACTAATCTTAGAACTGGTATACAGTACAAATTCTCCGACGGTGCATGGACTAAATCATTCGAAGGCGAATATCGAAAAGGGCACTGGCGCTTAATATTCTAAACTAAGTAAGTGCATGAAAGATCAGATAGTCTGTTCCGGTGCACTTTTTTACGCCAAATCAACCAAACGTTTTCTACTGCTACAAAAAGCAGAAGGCAAACATGCCAACACTTGGGGTCTAGTGGGCGGCACCAACAACGAAGGTGAAACTGCTTGGCAGGGTCTTCAGCGTGAAATCCAAGAAGAAATTGGCACTGTTCCAAATATTCTAAAAACTATTCCCATAGAAACATTTGTCAGCAACGACAGCGTTTTTAACTTTCACACCTATCTTTGTGTAGTAGACACAGAGTTCATTCCCACTCTAAGTAAAGAACACGGCGGATGGGCATGGGCCACAGTAGACTGCGCACCCAAGCCACTACATCAGGGATTACGCAGTAGTTTCGCTAACAAAACTATTCGCACAAAACTACAGACTATTTTTGATATTGTGGATTTAATTTGATAGGCGCCAGCGATTATAAATTTCGCTGACAGCATGTGCAGGACCATACTCTGTATTAAAACTTACTACTACCCGTCTTTCACTGGTGTTAATTTCTGTAGAATGTTCTAACCAACTGGGAAACAATATCAGTTGCCCTTCTTTGCACTCCATTGTATGAAAGTTTTCGTTTAAATCATTTGATCCCAACAGCATCTCTGCCATGCGGCACGGTGCAGTGGGACTATGAAAAGTTAATCCAACACTGCCTTCTGGGGCTTCCACATATAATGCACCCGAGATGACACTGATTTCATGTCTGTGTGCTTTGACTCGTTGTCCTTTGCCCATAATATTAAACCAACTGTTGGTTATCTGTACAGGTGGCATCTGCAGGTCTTGTGCCATTTCCTTGATTAAACTTTCAATTTTGGCTCGTAGTCGTCTTACACTAAAATGACTAAGTGTTGGCGTCATTGTTGTTCCATAGGAACTTCCAGCATCGCTGACCAAGCCGTGTGGACGCAACTGTGGTTCCGATTGTTGTATCAGTGCTTTGAGATTCTCCCATTCTGGTTCTTGGGACAAGTCGTGAATATCAATACGTGTAGGAAATATGAGTTTCTGCATTTGGAAATATTTAGTGCTCTAAACTGCGGTGACCCGCTGTCGTGGCTCTATAAATATTCCACAGAAAGGAGACATATATGCTTCTCAAACCAGTTCACGATAGAATCATTGTACAAAAAGACGAACCAGAAAAAGTCAGTAAAGGTGGAATTGTTATTCCAGATGCGGCACAAGAACGTGCTACTAGAGGTGTAATTTTAGCCGTAGGTCCGGGCAAGTATGCTGAAAAGACCGGAGTGTTTATTCCAACTACATTAACTGTAGGAACAAAGGTATTGTTTCACCCTTATGCTGGCAGTGAAATGAAAGTCGGAGACTTAACGTTTTACAACATGCCAGAAGGCGATATTTGGGCCATTGTCGAAGATGACGAAGAATCAGCAGACACTTCTTCAGATTGATTTTGTTGCAAAAAATCAACAGTTGTATATCAATCAGTGCGAGGAATTGCACAAGGCTATTATTAGAACATACGGCGAGTTAGACACTACAAAAGCCTATTGGCGATATAATTTGTTTAATGTCAGTTGTTCTAGTATAGCCTTTTATCGACTATGGAAAGAACTCAATGTAAGAATTAGGGAATACGTTGGCGATGATAGACCATTATGGATGTCCGGTTGGCTCAATCTTCATAAACAGGATCAAGTTTTAGATTGGCACAATCATAAATTATCTATTTGTCATGGATATGTGAGTATTGATCCCAAGAACACTGTCACAGAGTTTGAAGGATATGCTATAGAAAACAAGCCTGGACAACTTTATTTAGGTCCTAGCGAGCGTATGCATCGAGTAGTAGTTAACGAACCGTTCGATGGAAATCGCATTACCATAGGATTTGATGTCAGCGACAGACCCAACGAAGATCATATTAATTCTAATTTCTTTTCTTTTATACCGGTGTTTTGATCATGTTTGAATTTTTAAAAGCAGAATCATTTATCAGTAACCGTCAATCTAACAAACATTATGTTTTTAGAAGTACTGCTTTAACAACACCCACGTGGGAAGATATTCTTGCACATCTTAATAGAAATATTGTGTCTAAAGCAAAGATGAAGATTCTAGATAATTTAGGATTTGTGTTGTTTGATGCTGAATGTATGCCTGGGGTGAACGAGTTACTGACTGAGATAAAAGCACTGTCTAACAACCCATGTTCTGCACATTGTTATATTTCATTATTAGAAACTTCTGCAACATTTGGCCGCCACAATGATAATGCAGATGTATTTTTTTGGCAGGTACAGGGTAGTACACAATGGCGTGTAGAACAAGATTCACAAGTTTATGAATATACATTACTGCCAAATGATGTAATTTATATTCCTAGATTTGCAGTGCATGAAGTAACTCCGTTAACCCCTAGGGCAGGAATTAGTATTGGAATAGATTATTGATATGTTAGAAAACATTAAAGATTATATCCTAGTAAAAAATTGTGTACCCAATGAGGTATGCAAATCCATGGTGAAAGACATTGCTGTCAACAGTCCGTGGGAAAAACATCTATGGCAAAACTATGGTGTTGTCAAAGAACGACCAACATTCCCACCCACAGAATTGGATGTTGCAGAATCTACACCTGATCAGAATCAACAGTTGTATCCGTATATTGGTGAAACACTCAAGCAGTATGAGGAGCACATCAAATCGAATAATAGTTTTGACGGATTTGTTTCCAACTGCGGACTGCATATTGCTTGTCCTGTGAGATTTAATCGTTATACTTCTCATACATTAATGAAAGCACACCACGAT